GAAGTATGGGATGCACTACGTAACCATATCGATTTGAATGACCGCAAAGATGCGGCAGACGTATTGATTAATTTATTGATTGATAACGATTATGAAGCTGAGGATATCAAAGAAGCATTTCGCAGCGATAAGGAATTATTATCAGCATTAAAGGATTATGTATTAGAGCATGATACCGAAGAAGAATACGAAGATTTAGAAGAAGATACAGATACAGACGACTGGGATTAAATGTCAAATTGGTATACACGGATATCAGTAAATTTAAGTGAGATACCCGATTTCATTAGTCACTACGAGACTGAATTAGTTTTGGCTAAACAAGAGGTAAAGATATACGGCAAGGTTGAAAAGAACATTGCTGCAATACCCGGTGTCACAGAACACAGATTCAATCAACTACAAGAAATTGAGGCAGTATTAAACTATCTCAATATTCAATTACGGAAGATTCGCCGAAAGCATTTTCAAAAATATTTAGAAGCGTATAATAAAGTATTGACAAGTCGTGATGCTGACAAGTATGTTGACGGTGAAGATGAAGTTATTGAATATGAAATATTGATTAATGAAGTCGCATTACTAAGAAATCGTTGGCTTGGTATAATGAAAGGCTTAGAGGCCAAACAGTGGCAGATGGGTCATATCGTGCGTTTACGCACAGCTGGAATGGAAGATATTACAATTGGCTAATTCAATGAACGCAAAAGCAACAAACCAACACGCCGCGAAATCTTTACCTACTAATCGTAATGGTAGTAACACTAACCCTTATACTAAAGGTGTTATTAATGGCGCTCAAGGTAGTCACAACACTATCACAATAGGTAACCTTCAACCTATAACATCTATGACCCTTGGAGGATTGCAACTGCATGATACTTGGAGTTTCGCCGATAACGTCAATGTAAAAAAATATGAAGTGTTTGAAACTACTGAGGATATACTAGCATTGAGTGTTACTTGGCATAGATTGCGTCCATTAATCAGTCATGGTATTAGTAACATAGTAAATCCTAGCAACAGGCCAACTAAACTTACTGATAGTATCTTGTTCAAAGAACTGATTCAGGAAGATAGAGAAAAGGCCGATGTTATACGTGACTATTACAGTAAAAAACTTATGATGTTTACTTTGAAGGGTCAAAAATTTTCTAATTATAGAAAAGATTTAAACACATTCATTCATGGTGATTGTAAAGTAGTCAAAGAAGAAATGATGCCATTGGTGTATCGTTTGCCTGAATTCCATGAGTATGATGTTGGACTAGATGAAATGTTTAGGGATTTAGATACTAGATTTGAAGATTCAGAAATATCATTTTCTACAATAAGAACATTTTATCCAGTTAAGAAATTTACAGTAAAACGCAAAGACAAAAGATTTGTAGAGTATTGGTTGAAGGACGAAGAAAATAGACCTTATAAAATTGAAATTGATTGTAGTAATGATTTGATGCATTTGTGGGATTACTTTTATGACAAGGGTAAATTTCACGAGATAACACTTGACACCGTACTTAAGTTTTCTAATAGAGATAGTATCTCTCACTATAAATTAATCAAGTGGAAATTAGCTTAAGAAGTAGCATACATATCCATTATGTTTATAGTTTTTACTCAAAGTCCATAGACTTAATGCGGTGCCATAACACGGTAAATATTAGTTTGTGAAAGGAACAAAAAATGGAAGCAATGAACAAAGGATTCGCCATCGCAGGCGGTTTTCTAAGTAGTGTTTTAGACTTAGGTGTAAAACTTTTAGCGGTAGGCGTTATCCTACAAATCATCTTCGGGGCAGCAGTACCATTCATCGGATTGGATATTCTTGCTAATGTAATTAAATTCATTACAGCACTTGGTAGCCAAGGCTTAGTTGGTTTAGTTGCAATTGGAGTTTTAGCCTGGGCATTTGACAGGAAATAAACTTCCCTACACACACTAACAAAACCCGCCTAGTGCGGGTTTTTTAATAAATACAATTATGAAAATATCTAATGTCGCCCACATGCAAAAACTGTATGAAGAAACAGCACAACGTGCCTTGGATAATCGTAACCAAGAAGTACGCCTTGATAAAATCATCAAAGAACAAAAATCAAAAGTAAATGCAGCAGAGCATGAATCCTATCTACACATGGTAGAAACGCTTAACCAAATAGAAATGATGCGTACAAAGCGCAGAGTTCTACACCAATCTGTGGGTCAAAACGTAGACCTATACGCATAAAATCTCCCGGCCACTCTAAGGCCTCAGGTTGACATTAAATGGTTTTGGGTCTATAATAGAGACTTAAACAGTTAACAAACGGAGTTATTTATGTCAGCATTGCAAAAATACATAGACCAGAAAAATCGTTGGAACAGTATCTTTAAGGGTAAGCAATATGAGATACAAACTGCCGAAGGTCGTCAGGAAGTTGCCGATTGTTTAGACAGCGACCTCAGCCCCGAAAACTTGACTTGCGACGGCGAATTGTCCCGTAGTCAGGTCCTGACTAAGCATCGGGCATTGTCGCAGGCTGCAAAAGAACTACAAAAACTGGATCCTAAAGTGAAATTCTACGAATTCGCTTGACACTAAATGGGTTTGGGTCTATAATACAATCTTAGACAGTTAATTAAAGGATTTGAAAATGCGTACAAAAACTATCATCGATGGCTTGAAAAATTCTCAAAAATTCCGTGTGATTTTCAAGGGCGATGGTTCTGAAAATGACATTGGAATGTATATGACGATCAAGCAAATGACCGAAATGTTTGCTACAGTTAACGCCCGCGTATTGTGCTGGGATGCAGTACAACAGTTGGCAAACATGCGTTATTTTGCTAAGGTTGACGGAAAACCAGTGCCCTCCGGACTTGGAACTACGATTCGTGGTAAACAGATTCAAGTGGACCTAGTATAATGTACAATTTACTTTACATGGTTGTGGTAGCCCAGGCTCCTCTGACATTTTTTCTAGGAAATTATAATGATTTACCTAGTTGTCAGAATGCTATACATGAAATCTACGCAACCAGATTAAATATACCTGGTCAACGTCTACCTGAATTAGAGAAAGTTATTCAAATGCAGATGGATTTGAAGAAGGAATTTTTGTGCATTCCTTTGAAAAAAGGTTAATGTAATGTATAAATTAAGTGAAAACGGAAAAGTAGCAGTACTATACAGCCCTGAGTTTGGTGCTGGATGGTACACATGGAATCAAGAACATCCAGAAATATTGTTTGACCCTGCAATGGTAAAACTTGTAGAGAAGGAACAGTATGATGAATTGGCTACTTATGTAGAATTGAAGTATCCTGGTATATATACAGGTGGAATGAGTAACCTGAAAGTAGAATGGATAAAAGAAGGCTCACAGTTCCGTGTAGTAGAATACGACGGTTCTGAAAGCATAGAAGTAAATGATGAGATAGATTGGTTAATAGCATAAAGGAGAAAAAAATGTATAAAGAAAGAAAAATAGTAGAAAAAATAGCAAAATATGAAATAGTGTATTACCGTAGTAAGCACGGCAAGCGAATTATAGGTAAGGTACACAAAGTAAATCGGGTAAACTCTAAGGTAGAGGCTCTTGCAATTGGTGACCAAGTGGTTTCTTATTCAAATACACTGGATACAGTGGATGTGTATAAGGGATATTTGCGCCGGGCTACTCCTAAAATGATTGAATTAATATTTGAAGCACACTTAAATCCTAATGTGTAGTGAGGTTGACATTAAATGGTTTTGGGTATATAATAGAGGCTTATTCAGTCGAAAGGTCTCTATGAAATTCAATTCTATCGCTTTGTCTACTCTGTATTTCAAAGTGTCTGTAAAAAAGCGGCCCTATAGCAATGAAGAAATTTGCTTGCTAATTGCCGCTAGCGACTACACTAAGAGAAACGAAAAAGATAAAGTAATGCTAGGCAAAACTTTATACTTTAGAGAATTGCCGCTATCTACTGAGCAATCTGTAATTGATTCTCATATTGAAAACATTACAAAATTGAACAACTATTCAGTTGCCCAAGTGTTGTAAAAATACAACATACCCAAAGTTGACAATAATTGGCTTTGGGTATATAATACAATCTTAGACAGTTAATTAAAGGACTTAGAAAATGGCTAAAAAAATCTCTATCAAAGTGTTCGGTGACCCGGGTCATGCATGGGCCCGCTTCCCCAAAGCTATGTTGGTAAAACTTGGTATCGCAGATAAAATCTCTACATACAGTTACATGAATGGCGCCAATGCTTTCTTGGAAGAAGATTGTGATTTGTCGTTATTGGTTAGCACCCTGCGTGAAAAGGGCTATACTGATATCAAATTCAACGAAAGCCACGCTAATAAGCAAAGCAAAATCCGCGGATACGCTACATATCGGGCTTGACATTAAATGGTTTTGGGTATATAATAGAGTCTTATTCAGTCAACAACAGGAGTTTTATATGGGCTACAAAGTTATCGCAGACAAACATCAGATGGATGAGATGCGTACCAAGTACGGTCCGCGTAAAGGTCTTGAAGGTCCTTTCAATTTCTCGGGACGTGTCCTCTATTACGATACCAAAGAAGGTCAATACTATGACCCTACGTCGGACTTTTATGTTGAGCGTGATGAAATGGATATCATCCATCAGCGTATTGTTAACATACTGAAGGCATAATTATGTTTTGGACTATCGTTCTAATCGGTGTAGGATTGAGTTCTACTAGTGTCGCTTACGTGGGCCAGTTTGAGCAACAGGAAATCTGTGCTAAAGCGGCACAGGAATTCAAGGCTCAGGGTATGAAAGCCGCTTGCGTACAAGCAAAATCGGCAGAAATATCCGCGGCTACCCCTAAAAAATAAATTGACATTAAATGGTTTCGGGTATATAATATAGTCTTGTTCAGTTAATTAAAGGAATCAAAAATGATTACTACTCTCGCACAATTCATCCAGCAATGTGAAGTGTCTACAAACTATGAAATTTACAAATTGTTTGAATTCAAAACTTCCGATGAAGTTCGGAACGATGTTTATATGTGGGCTGATCCTAAAAGCCCGGAGCCCTTTCGTAGTGCTATGTGGAATCTAGGGTTTACTGACTATTGACAGTAAATGGGTTTTCGTGTATCATAACGGCTTAATCACTTAACTAAAGGTTTTTATCTATGTCAACAATTCGTATTCTTTCAGGTTCTTATCGTAATCAACCCGTTATCGGACAAGTGTTTACACTAGTCAAGGGTTTTCAAACAGGTAAAAAAGGTAGCTACGTTACTGTAAAAAATGAGGGCCAATTCGCTATTGCTATTGATGAAGTCAAAGTAAAAGTGGATACAATAGAAGATATTCAATTTCTTAACGGAGAACAAGTGTTGGGTAATACAATAGAAGTTGTAGCAAAGGCAGAAGTGTCCAAGGAATCTGAAACTGAGGCAATGGACCGTATTGCTTCACGTTTTAGCATTCTTGATGAAATGTCGGCTGCATGTATCAGCGGTGATATCCGTGCAATGATTGTTGCAGGTCCTCCCGGAGTCGGCAAGTCATACGGTGTTGAAAAACAAATGGAAAAGTCTAGTTTGTTTGACAATCTTAAACAAACAAGATTGCGCTACAATGTAGTTAAAGGTGCCATGACTGCGCTAGGTTTGTATACTCAACTGTACAAATATTCTGATAACAAAAACGTACTAATTTTTGATGACTGTGACAGCGTGTTCGCCGATGAACTGGCATTGAACATTCTTAAGGCTGCACTTGATTCAGGCAAGACCCGCAAGATTTGCTGGAATAGTGATTCACGTTTATTGCGTGAAGAAGGTATCCCAAATCAATTCAACTTTAATGGTAGTGCTATCTTTATCACTAACTTGAAATTTGATAATATCAAAAGCAAGAAATTGCAGGATCACTTGGAAGCATTGCAAAGTCGTTGTCACTTTCTGGACCTGACTATCAATAGTGAACGTGATAAGATTTTGCGTATCAAGCAGGTCCATCGTGATGCTGATGGTGGTTTGTTCAAAGATTACAATTTTGAAGAAAATCAAGCTACTGAAATTCTTGACTTCATGTGGGAAAATCACGGCAAACTGCGTGAATTGAGTTTGCGTATGTGCTTGAAGATTGCCGATCTAGTTAAGATCAGTCCGACAAATTGGAAGACTTTGGCTTCTTCTACTTGCATGAAGAATGCGTAATTAAAACATAAGTTTTACAGGGGAACATTGTTCCCCTTTTTTTACCTTTATGTTTGCTTTACCTATTTGTTTATGCTATACTAAGTACTAACTATGAAACAATGTAAAATAATCGTCAGGGATGAAGTCAACGTAAAGATTGAAGGCTTAG